ACCGCCAAGCAGCTTACCCATCCATTCAAGACTGTATTCATGCTCTCTTAGATGGTGGTGATACCTTGACTGACTTGCAGACTCTACGGGCAGCAGTGAAGTCAGCTAATCCAAAGGGGTAAGTTATGACTACAACTATTACGGGTGCGTTAGGCATTGATAACATCAAGGCAGCTACGGGTGCGGTGTTGCAGGTAGTTAGTGTCACTAAATCAGATACGTTTTCAGCAGCAAGCACCTCTTTTGTTGATGTAACAGGTTTAAGTGCGGCAATAACTCCCACTTCTACATCTTCAAAAATCTTAGCATTGGTTAGTGTAAACCATTCGGATACCACAGAGAGGTCTTATGTTCGCTTGGTTCGTGGCAGCACAGCAATAGCAATAGGTGATGCTGCTGGTAATAGACCAAGAATATCATCTAGCGCAGTACACGCCATGACGCAATATTCTATTTATAACTCTTCATTTAACTATTTAGATTCCCCTGCTACAACTTCTGCTACCACTTATAAAATACAAATAATGTCATTAGGTGCAACTGCGCTTGTTAACAGGTCAAAAGACGATAGGGACACAACACAGTACGAACCTAGAACTATATCAACCATAACTCTAATGGAGATAGCAGGATGACAAAAAGTGCAACAAGAGAAGCGGCTGATACTAAGGCAAAATTAACTAAATCTTCTACAGCACCTTCAAGTACTGCTGCTGGTGATATGTGGTTCAACACTGCTACTTCGGCAGTAAGTGGTATCACTGAAAAGGCTATGGCTGTTTATAATGGAACAGCTTGGCAGTCAGCAACTGATGGTGATTTATTTACTGCTACAGGTGGAACAAAGACAACTTCTGGTTTATACACAATACACACATTTACTTCTAGTGGAACATTCACTCCAAATAAAAGTGGCAGTGTTGATGCTCTTATCGTAGCTGGTGGTGGTGGTGGAGGTGGTGACGCTGGACAAACAACAGGTGCAGGTGGTGGTGGAGCAGGTGGTTTTATAGCTGCAACTTCATTTGCGGTTACTGCAACAGGTCTTACTGTAACTATAGGTGCTGGTGGTGCTGGTGGTGTTGGGGCTGGAGTGCAAGGTCAGCAGGTAGGTAATGGAGCCAATGGTGCAGATAGCGTCTTTAGTTCACTAACATCAAAAGGTGGTGGTGGAGGTGGAGGCAATCAAAATGGTGCTGGCTTTGCTGGTGGCTCAGGTGGTGGCGGTAAACAGGGTGGTGCTGGCGGTGCTACAAATCAAACATCTCAATCAGGTGTAAGCGGTTCTAGTGGTTTTGGTAACGCTGGTGGTGCTGGAGTAGGTTATGGTGGTGGAGGAGGCGGTGGTGCAGGTGCTGCTGGACAAGCTGGTCAAGAATATGTTCAAGGCGATGGTGGTGCTGGTAAAAGCAACTCATTCTCAGGAAGTGTCACAAACTATGCTGGTGGTGGTGGAGGGGGAGGAAATGCTTCTTATACTACCGCACATGTAGGTCAAGGCGGTGTTGGTGGAGGGGGTAATGGCACAAGAAATGGTAATGGTGTTGCAGCTTCCGTGAACACTGGTGGTGGCGGTGGTGGCTCAAGTGGTCATTCTGGTACAGGTGGTGCTGGTGGCTCTGGAATCGTAATCGTGAGGTACTTAACATGAGTCATTTTGCAAAACTAAATAACAGTGTAGTTACAGAAGTAATCGTAGCTGAACAAGACTTTATCAACTCAGGTGCAGTCGGTGATTCATTCCTATGGGTACAGACTTCTTACAGTGGTTCATTTAGAAAGAACTACGCTGGTGTAGGTTTTATTTACGATGCTGGCAGGGATGCTTTCATAGCACCAAGCCCCTACCCATCTTGGGTATTAGTTGAGGACACTTGCCAATGGGAAGCACCCACAGCTATGCCCGATGATGGAAAAGCATACGAGTGGGACGAAGATACAACAGCTTGGAAAATTATAGAAGGAGAATAACTTATGCCAAAAGGCCAAGGTACTTACGGCTCAACTAAGGGTCGTCCCCCAGCAAAACCTACCAAGAAACCAAAGAAAAAGTAGATGTGGTCTAGCCCCACAGGGCTGCCATTAGTACACCAAAGCACTTCCCTTCTCCCAGAGGGGAAGGCTCTAATCATAGAGCCAGTGGTGGCCCAACGCCCCATCGAATATCTTGTAGTACAACCCTCAACTAAAGCTTACGAAACCCAAGAATATAGCAGGAGGTATTGGCGATGCTAATGGAAATCGCAGCGGCAAATGCTATCTGGAAGACGTTATCTACTGCCTTGAAGAATGGACAGCAGCTATACCAATTAGGTACTCAACTGAATGACTACTTGTCTGCTACTCAAAAAGTAAAAGAGAAAGCTGGAGACGCCAGCAGCCGTGGCTCAGCATTAGAATGCTTCCAATACGCCGAGCAGCAACGAATTCAGCGTGAGCAGCTAGAGCATCACCTAAAAAAATCCAGACTCAATGGGTGGAGCGACTTCGTAAAATTTGAGGCCGAGTGGCACAGACAAAGGCGTGAAGAAGCACAAGAAAAAATCAATGAGCGTATCAGAAGAAACGCAAAGTTACAGAAAGACCTAGAACTAGCTACTAACGTAGGCATCTGCATGATTCTAGCTATGGGTCTTTTATTCGGAATAGCTGTATATATGAAAGGGTAACATCATGTCTAACATGTCGGACTATGACGCTGGACGCTTCGTTACTCTAGTAGAGAACCTAGGCGCACAAGTAGAGTCACTTAATAAAACAACTGTCATCCTATCCCAACGGGTAAATGACCTAGAAAAACAATTAGTCAAAGGCAAGGGATTCCTTGCAGGGGCTATGTTGCTATCTATCGGTCTAGGTGGTGTCGGTTCATCAGTCCTATCCAAGTGGATGGGAACTTAACTAACAAGGAATCACCATGTCTATCAACCCCTTCGCAGGGATTGCTGGAAGTGTCATGGATGGCCTTGATGATTTGTTTACGTCAGACGAAGAGAGGGCTAATGCTCGACTCAAGCTGACGGAAGCACTCCAGAAACCACACACACTGCAAGCGATGGCTAACATCGAAGGTGCTAAACACGCCTCAGTGTTCGTGGCTGGTTGGCGACCTGCAATAGGCTGGGTATGTGCAATTGGTTTGTTTTACCAGTTCCTTATCTTACCTTTTGCTGGCCTCATCAACGCCTACTTCGCACTACCAGCAGAACTTCCTGCTATCGCATCCGCTGAACTAACAACACTCGTAATGTCTTTACTGGGCCTTGGTGGCCTACGGTCATTCGAGAAAGCTAAAGGACTTACCAAATGAAGAAGACCAGTGCAGATCTTAAAGGTCTGCTAATTATCTCCCTGTGTGACCGGGTGGCTAACGGTGAACTAGACCCTAGGTCTGGTGAACGTGTCGATGCTCCCGCCAGCACACTGAATGCAGCCGTTAACTTCCTCAAGCAGTTCCCACCAGAGGAAATGGTAACGAAGACAGACAACAACCTGTCCGATACCTTGAAGAAGTACACCAACGTAATGCCTATCAAGGCGACACACTAAAAGATGGGGCATTAAGCCCCGTCATTAAGGTAATCATATGCTCCAACCCCTTATGATTGATGGACGGCCCCACTGGGAGGACAGCTTCCCCGAAGAACTGTGGCCCTCGTTTGAAGAATTCCGTAACTTCCTTGCTATTGTTTGGCATCACCTCGGACTACCAGCCCCTACAGAGGCACAGTATGAGATAGCCCACCGACTACAGTACGGTTATGACACGGCAGAGGCAGAAGAGTTAGATAAACATAAGCTTGTCTCCCTATTTGATAACCCCCGTGAGGATATCGTCCGATGTTTCCGGGGTGCTGGTAAGTCGTACATAACGTCAGCCTTCGCTATATGGCGATTGAAGCGTAACCCTAGGGATGAAAAAATCCTGGTAGTATCAGCCGCTGGTTCAAAGGCAAAGGAATTCGTATCGCAGACTAAAGGCATTATTGCATCGATGCCTATCCTCCA